CAGTTTGGAGACTGCCTGCAGTTGGAGTAGCAGCCAATACCTTATATCCAGAAACATCCGAAGTTTGTGAATTATTGAAATAGAAAAACTGTCCAGCAGAAATACCTTGTTCACCCTGTGGTCCAGTAGCACCGTTAGTTCCAGAGGTACCAGAAGATCCACTTGATCCAGATGAACCAGATGAACCAGAAGATCCAGCTGCTCCGGCGGGTCCAGTAACACCTTGTGTGCCTGAAGTTCCAGAAGATCCACTTGATCCTGGTGCTCCAGCAGGTCCGGCAGTTCCAGAGGTTCCAGAAGTTCCAGCTGCTCCGGTCGCACCTTGTGCTCCGCTTGTTCCAGAAGATCCACTTGATCCTGGTGCTCCAGCAGGTCCGGCTGTTCCGCTTGTTCCGGAAGTTCCAGCTGCTCCGGTCGCACCTTGTGCTCCGCTTGTTCCAGAAGTTCCAGCTGCTCCAGCAGGTCCGGCAGTTCCACTTGTTCCAGAAGAACCAGATGATCCACTTGATCCACTTGATCCAGAAGAACCAGATGATCCTGCTCCTCCTGTTCCGCCGCCTCCGGCTCCTAGAACTGTTACTGTTCCTGTTGAATCTACTATTGCAAGATTGTTACTTGAATTTGCAAAGATGGTTAGATAATCTGACGTAGGGTTAGGTGGTGTCGTCGTTACCTTAGAAATATCGATTTGACCACCAGTGGCACCGACTATAAGTTTAGCATTGGACATAATCTGAGAGAATTTGTTTTAGAAATACGTTGTTGTTTATTATTAGGTTCGCGTTATTCTCGATTGTAATAGGATTACAATAGGTAACGGTATTTTCGGTTACAGTCCATGTGGAGCCAGCGACTACTGTACAAGGAAATTGGACTTGTGGTATCCCAACAACGTATACAATTGATTGTAAGAATTCGTTGTTAGAAATGTAAGGAACAAATTCTGTCTCACGATCACAAGCAAGATCAGCGTACAAGAATGCCTGTCCACGATCTATTTCAGTTGCTGTACCTGAACAAACTCCAAAAAAGTCGATCCAATAGTTCCAGAAATCCTCATCATTAGCCCATGTATCACAGGTAAACTGGCTGCCAACATCTAATGTAGGTACGGTAGTGTTAAAGACCATGTAGTCGAAGTTACCCTCGGGATACAAATAGATCTCACCATTAGCACGATCATCTGCCTGGTTGTAATTAACCAGATCGATTTCAAATTCAATGAAACGTGCGTTGCGTCTTACTACATTAGGAACAACTGCAAACGTCTGCCTAGAGTAAGCGTTCGTAAACAGCATAGTGAAATATGCGCCAGTCGCTCCTCCAGCGGTAACCGTATCGGCATAGACGATTAGGTTGTTGGTAGTTTGCGGAGTTAAGTTTAGCATTCCAAAAGAAGTATGTGAAACTTAGAATGTGGCAAAACAAAAAAGGCGTAAGTTTCCTTACGCCTATTTTGGTGATTGATTAGGGTATTACACGTTTACAAACGTGATACCGGTTAAAGCAGACAAGCTAGAAACTTGGTAAGCCATTTCTGGTTCATCCGCTGTGATAGTGATATTGTATCCTGACATATCCCCCACGAGGGTCCCCGTCATGCTCGATCCAGATGTAACAGTACATCCACGAGTTGCACCGATCAACCAATAATCTCCGTTGTTATCCTCGATAACACATCTAGAAGCACGATTGTAGGTAAGCAACTGAATTTGCTGACGCTTTGCAGAAGACAAATGCTGGATAGGGATTACAACTGCTTGACTAAAGAATGCAGTACCGTTAGTTTGAGACACGTTAAAAGTCTCTGTAAACGATGCAACATCTTTCGCTACTTCGATCTGGTAAAAAGCTCCAGTAGCACCTGCCAAGCTAGTAATACCGCCAGTGGCACCCGCTGTGATTGTTCCCACTTCAACGTCGGTACCAACCCAAAGGGTTTTGATACCAGAGATCGAATCAAGGCAATCGAGTGCTATAGTTCCGGTTAAATTACAAGCCATATAGTTTTTTTTCTTATTTTAGTTTTTTATAAAGGGACTTACAAGGCCTAGGCCTCATAAGCCCCGTTTAATTACGCGATTGTTGATACGAACTGAGAAGCGTATACTGCAGTTCCAAGTCTGAATTTAGACATGAAGTTTACAACGTCTTGTGAAGGATCGTAGTAGAACTTGAAGCGATCAGCATCATCTAACAAACCTGTACCAAAGAAAATAAATTTCTTAGGGCCCAAGATGATAGAACTGTTGCTGTTCAAACCAGGAGCACCAAAGATGGTTACGTTAGTTCCTGGGAAGATGAACGCCATAGGAGCATCACCAGTGGTGTTGTTCACCTGGGGAAACTGAAGGACCAAGGAATTGCCCTCAGCCATAACTGCTTGGACAGCGATTTGGTAGTTAGTCAAAGACATGTACATAACCAAGTCACGCTCTTGCTTCAATGCGTTAGACAACTTGTTGATGATAGCCCAAATAGTGTCAAATGCACTAGCAACTACCAAAGGTACAGTGATACCTGCACCGGTTCCACCGATACAACCGTTAGTTACAGTTGCTTGTGCAAGCAAACCATCTAAGTTTGAACCGTCACCTTGCCAGATAGTGTTCTCTACATAGGCCGCGATGTTGTCTACCTTATTTTGTGCGATGGCCGCTTCAAATGGTACATTTTCCGCATAGGCCGAGGGGCTTAATTGGCTAGATAACCAATAGGTCCTTAAATCCTCCGCACACAATTGTTCTTTTAGCATTTTAGATTGCACAACCAAATCGATCTGATCGAATACAGTTGAGTTACCAGTAGCCCCGCCTGGGCCTGTGGTGTTAGTGTTAAATCCGCAGGTAGCATCCACGATGTACGGATTAGAATTCAACAAGTTGATTGCAGAAGTACCTGCAGTTTTACCTGCCATGATGGTCAAGTACTGTACTGTGTGAGGCTTAAGCAATGCCTTGCTGATGAGGTCGGTAGAAAGCTGGTCGGTATAGGGCGACAAGCCAGATAAATCAAAACTCATAGTTTATTTAGTTATTTTTTTTAGATTAGATTTTGCCAGCTCTGATATTTTTCAAGGTCTCGATGCGAGCTTCAATAGCATCGAACTTGTCTTCTTTTACTTCTGTGTTGAATGTAGAAATTTTCTTGTCGGCAGGAGTCTTAGACATTTTTTCGATACGTGCCATACACTGGCTCATTTCTTCTTTAACGTCTATTACGTCTTTTACAATAGCTTCAATAACGTCAGAAACTTCCATCTTGTAAGATTTCATTTTCTCTTCGATAATTTTAGCCATTGCATCAACCATAGCAGGATCAAGAACTTTGTCTTCCGCCATTTCTTCTTCGTCCTTGTCGTGAACTTTAGCTTCAACTTCTACTTCAGCTTTAGGAGCTTCCACAGAAACAATTTTACCTTCAGCATCAACTGTTACTTTAGTACCATCTTCGGTCGTGTGTATTCCTTCTGGTGCTTTTGCTTTCTCCCCGCTTTCAGATACGACGAATATCTCTTTGCCAGGTTCAAACGCTTCAGCTTCCACTACAGTTACACCGTCTTCCAATTTAGCACTAACCATCTTAACAGCCATACCTAAGGCAATTCTAATTAGGTTTAGTTTTTCTTTGTAAACGTTCATTGGTTAAACTTATTTACATAGAAGTATGTTAGTAACGAGGGATGGCATTTTCTAAGTTACATTTTTTCTTTACATTATGTATATCTACATTTGTATCATACTAATAACAAAAATATGAACAATCAAGAAATTATCCAAATGCTTATCGACAGTAACGAACCAATGAAAATGCTAAACATCTTTGTTAAAATGACTGAAGATGAAAAAGACTACATTACTAAAGAACGTATTCGTATCGATATGGTAAATCGCATGGCACGTAAAAAATCTAAAACTAAATAATATGACAAACAACATGACAGATCAAGTAAATCCAGCAGTAGAAAAAGTGCTAAGCGTATTCCCGTCAGCAGAGGATTTATCGATTATGGGAAATTGGAAAAGTTGGAAAAGTTGGGTAACCGAAAAACAAATTAACTTGTTAAAGCAACACATCCCAGATAAGGCCTGGGAAACTATTCTAATTGGTATAATGGACGAATCTTTTGTAGAATGGAGGAACAGCACATTGATATCAATGACCAAAAGGGACGTTAACAAAATGCTAAAAGAAAATAATTACATTTGCCAAGATGCTGACGGTAAAAAATACAGTTTAAATTTTACCGAACTAGTTGCTCTTTGTATTGTCATGTATGCTTTCAACTATCACCCTGACTGTTTGGGTGAAGCACAAGTGGAAGCATACTACGAATTACAAGAATCGGATGACAGATTTTTCCATTTATTAGACTGACAAATTTTCTAAGTTACATTTTTTCTTTACATTATGTATATCTACATTTGTATCATACTAATAACAAAATAAAAATATGACAAACAACATTTTAAACCAACCCCTTCACATGGCAGGATTTTTCTACAAAGGGGTAAGCATCACTTTGGAAAAGGACGTATGTGATTTAGACCCATTAATTCAACGAATGGAAAGCTATGTTTCCGACTGTGAAAAAGAAATCGAAAAGGAAGGAACTAGTTGGATGTTTGAACAATTAGACGAATTGGTTGATTTCCGAAAAGAAGGCAATGAATTCACGCATGCTCTATCGTTGATTTGGTGCATCAACATTTATCATCTAACTAGACTTGGTCATTTATTAAACGACGAGTTTAACGGTACTTCGTTCATCTACGGATCTTTAGACTAAATAACATGCCTAGAAGAAAAAAGAACAAAATGGATCCTTATGATTTATGCAATGCAATCAACTTTGCCTTAGTATATTTCATAGAAGAAGATAATGAGGTTAAAAAAGATTTGTCTCGAGGTGTAATTGTTAAAATGCTAGACGAACTGTTAAGAGCAGACAGGGAATTATACCAAATGTATTTAAACGAAACGGAAGAACAACTAAGCAGTATGTGGACTAGTTTTTTATACCCCTATACTTGGATAATGGTAGAAAGATTAAAAGAAGAACAAGCAGAAGAAGAAGCATAAAAAAAAGCACCGGGCATCACTCCGGTGCTTTAACAAAAAATATGAACACGAATTCAAGAACGAAGCAAACTCATAATCTGAGCGTACTTCTCCCGATCGACCATGTATTTATCGTATTCTTCTTTTGTCATAAACTCGCCCTCAATGGAAAAACCCGTGAGTTCTCCGGCCTTGACCATTTTCCAAACTTTAGGATCTTGCACACGCATCTTAATTACCCAGGTTCCAACAGGAACGTCTAGATTGTAAACTGTGTTTGCTTTATCCTCCGGGGTTTCTACAATCCAAGATTCCATAACATAAGATCCTGCTCGATCTTCTGTGTTGTGGTTAACGTTAGATTCGTTGTTGCGATTCTCACGCATAAACTTCTCCGCTATTTTAGCAATAGTTTCTGCAGTGAATTTGACGTAGTAAGGTTCTTTAGTTTTTTTGTCTTTTCTAAAAATCTCGATGTCAGGAATCATAGCAGGACCCACCACGATTTGTTTATCCTCGTCGGCAAACATCATTTTAAATGAAGCCATTTTTTCCTCTGAATGCTTAGGATGTCCTTTAGGAAGTAAGTCGTTGTCTTGTTTGTAATCCTTATCGGAAGGGCTTGATCCAGATAGGATCTTCAAGAATGCATTTACTCTACCCATTGCCCATTGAGGCCTAGACATACCACGACGTCCGGGTGTTCCGACAGAGTATGCACCAGCACCTCTTCTCCACACAGCTTTCAGCATACCCAGATCAGCCTTTTGGCTTTCCTGTGGGTTCTTTTCGTTGTGTTCTTTGATCTTGTCCTTCAACGTAGATTCTACGTCTGCTGGTACTTCGATTCCACCACGGCTTGTTTTAGTGTCGCCGGGTTTATTCTTGTCTGATCCTTCTCTGCCTCTTTCCTCTTTCGGGATTCTAGCTATAGGTCTTTCTTGAAACTCCTCTTCCATACCTTTCAGATAGGAAGCAATAACTTCTAGGTGACCGATCATGTAACCAACGTCATGAGTCATGCCTACTTCTTCGTCGATCTCGTGCATCAAATCCATGAAATCGTCTACCAATAATGTTGCCTCACTTAGATCTTCCATTGTAGCCATTCCATCCCGAAGTACATTAGACTCGATTTCAAAAACACGATCAGCCTGTAAAGCAGCTGAACGGATCATACCCTGAGTTTCTATGTCAGGATTCATTTCCATCAAATGTCTGAATGTAGCAACTGCTCCTGGGCAGAGATCGAAGTATCTGGTCTTGTAACCGAAGATATCGATTTCCTCGAACTTCATTGTCTTGTTTTTGTTTTTATCCTCTGTGATCTCGTCTACATAAGCAGGTAAGCCAGAGGTGTCGTATGATAATTCTGTGCGAATGCTAGACAACTTACGTTGTGCCCATTCTACACCTTCTGAACCTCCCCAAGCATCCCACATCAGTTTGCCGCAGCCTTCGCCATACGGTGTTTCTGAATTTTGTCTGTGTCTTTCGAACGCAGCCATTCTTGCAATTGTATCTTCGGAGATAGGTTCTCCTTTAGCCAATTGGTTAGCTCTTGCCTTACCAATAGGTGTACCGCAATCACCCCAACCATTTTCTTCTGCCCAATTTAAAGCACGCTGCGCATTCTCTTTGGCAGCTTCTGGATAATCGTCATACGATTCTTGGAACTCCATGCCGAAGCCTTGCTCCCACATAGAATAGCACATTGCTAATGCCTGATCCTGGGGTTTGCCTTCTTCTCCGGCAACGACAGACATACATCTGCTGATAAACTCGTCTTCAGATTCACCTGAACTAGGCTTAACGAATTCCTGTGATTTAAATGCCATCCAGCCAGATTCTATAGCCGGAGAATCCACCAGTGCTATCTCGTAAACTCCTGACATTGGCATGTCTTCTAGAATTTCGAGTTCGATTACCTTTTTCTTTTTTTCCATTTGTTAATAAGTATGATTTAATCCAATCTTGCCAATTGTGAAAGTTTAGAATCTGCTTCTTGCTGAGAGGTCATATCTGAAGCTACCACGTAAGTTTTGACAATCGGAGTTTGAGTCATAGCAGGAACTTGTGCTCCTGGTACATTTCCTAAGTTGTTTAATTGCTCTAAAATAGGTAGGAAGTTAGCAGTTGATCTGCGGTTCATAACAAACTCTCCTCCTTCTAATTCTCCCAAAGCAGTTTTAATTCCGCCCATATCATGTGTTGGTCCGCTAAGTACCCCACCCATCTGATATCTTGAAGGTGCTGTCTTAGCCTCGGGTTTAGAACCTGAACTTGTTTTAGATTGATACTGGGTAGCAGAAATCTTGGCGATGTTAAATGCTGTAGTTATACCAGTAGTAATCAAAGCGGCGGTCATTGCAAATCCACCGTCAAATTTAGGATACTGAGCAATGATAGAGGTAACTGCTTTTGCCGCGTCTATGAGTGCCATAGCATATTGTAACTTCTTCTGCTTTTCAAAAGACTCTTTGGCTATTTTTTCCCTTTCTTGCTCTGTAAGGTTTTCATTAGCTAGTTTGGTCTCCGTTCTAATTGCATCTAACTCCATCAGGCCCTGGCCTAAAGAAGCTGCTATGTCGTATCCCGCATTTAGATTCGCTATAGTCTCCTCAAAATCCTTGTCACGGATTTCTTTTTTCTTTCTGTATAGCTCTAGTTCTAGCTTGTAATACTCATCGGTATTTTTTTCAGTCGCTGCAAGTTTGTCCTCTAGTTCCTTAAGTTCTAATTCGTCTTGTTGTTTACGGAGTTCTCGATCGGATAAACCTTTTTGCTCTAACAAAGCTGCTTCTTTGTCATAGGATTTTTCAATCTCGCTAATTCTTTTCTCGTAAACTTCTTTAGCATCCGCCAGGATCTTTTCCTCTGATGCTTTCTTCTTGTTTTCCTGATCCTTGTTGAACTGCTCTTCCTGCTCTTTCAACAGTTCTAACTTCTGGGCTTCTAATTTGGCAATCATCTCTGCGTTGCCTTCGGCCTTTTCTATTAGCTTGTTGTAGTTGTCAGTAGTATCCTGTTGTTGTTTATCAAACTTTTCCTGATCTGTGTTAACAAGAGCATCTGCTAACTCCTTCTGTACGGCTAATTCTTTATCGGCAGCATCCTTGTTAATCTTCTCTAGCTGAAGAGCATAAGTTTTATCTGCTTCTAATTTTAGTTTCTTTTTCTCTGCGGCTGTGTACTTTCCTCTGTCAATTTCCCTCTTAGAATTTTGTAATTCTAATTCTGCAGCCTTCTTATCTCTCTCTTCCTGATCTTTAATAGAAGCCAGAAGATTCTTTTGCTCAGCAGCTCTAATCTTGTCTTGTGCAGCTAATCTTTCATCTGCGTATGCTTTAGCCTTAGCAGCAGTTTCTTTTTCTTTAGCATCATCTTCAGCCTTCAGCTTTTTCTCTTCCTTGTTAAACTGCCTTCTCTTCGCCGCAAGATCTTGTTCTGTTTGCAACAATTTAATGGTAGCCGCGTCAATAGCATCTAAGTTTTCTTTAGACTCGCCATCTTGTTTAGCTTTTTCGTTAGCAGCATCTAACCTTTTCTTAGCTAAATCAACTTCCTGTTGGGCTAAAGCAGTCTCTGCTGTTTTAATCTGGTCAAGAGCTTTCTTTCTGTCCTCGTACGAAGCGTTGGTGTCAGACAAAAGTTCTCTAGTCTCCGCCAACTGTTTGTTTTGTTTTGCTCTGGCTACTTCTAAATCTCCTTCGGCTTCGTCAATCTCATTCAACGTTTGGGCAAGCTTCATTCCAGCATCTGCGGCTTCACCAAACGAAGGTGCGAAGATGCTAATCACATCAATCGCTGATTCCATTGCTTTCACGAGGCCTTCTGCTACAAGAGCAGCAAGTTCACCGATTGCTTTGGTGATCGGCTTAATGATACCACCGAGTGCACCAAACACTTTATTTAAGGCGAATGTACCTTTCTCGGTAGAGTTGATTGCTTTGTTGACTGCTGCAAAGATAGCTACAAGTGCAGTAATTACTGCACCGATCGGATTCGCCACGAATGCCATCGCGGCCTTAGAGAGGCCTTGGAATCCTGATACGGCACCGCCGATTGGACCTGGGATAGAACTTAACGACTGTCCTATACCTTTTAAACCTTCTATGGCTCCTTTAGGTTTAAGCCCGTCTACCCCTTCTTTCTGAAGTACACCAAGTGCCTGTTTAGCTTTGTTGGATTCTTCTATCAGATTGGAGAAGTCGGGATCGTTAATATCCGAGGTCTTTATCTTTTCGTCCAAAGCAGTAATCTGATCTTGGATTCCCTTGATCGTCTTTGCTGCTGGTTCCCCGTTAATTTTTAAAACAAATTCTTTGGCCATTTGTAATTAAGTATGATTTTGCGTCATTGTGTTTAGAAATCGATTTCTAATTCTGCTGTGTAGGTTGATCCACCAGTGATAGCTAAAGGAAAGATTCCAGTAACTGGCTGGTAAGACCCCGTCGCTGCATATGCGAATCCAGTTACACCATTTGTCTTTAGAATCATGGTCTGAGAATCTATGCTTGCTCCAGACACGCCTGTTGGAAAGAGTAACTCCATTTTAACCCCGTAGTTGAAAGGCACATTGAAATTAACATTGATTTCATTTTGTGGGGTAATAAAGTAATACTGCATTGGAATGTAAGTTCCAGATGTGCCTCCGGTCGCTCCGTAAATAACGCCTTGAACATTATTGCCTATAATTGCACCCGTAGCTCCAATGCTCATTTCAACATCTTCACCAAGCTCGAAGTACTCGCCGCCTGTGCATCCACCTGTAACTATAGCCGACCAATATTCTGGAAGTGGATTTACCGGTGGGTAAAGCATGCACACTGCATTGCAGGTATCTGGAGCAAGAGTGATGGACTGTAAGTTTCCTGAGCAGTCCACGTAATTGTAGGAGGTATTCTCTGCAGTTAGTGATTGTGTGTAACAGAGAGAAACGGAAGCACAAGATGCTCCAGTCGTAGGACCAGTAGCTCCAACAGTTACCCTTGGAAGAGCAGGTGTTGGGCATTTAATCATTTCTACCTTAACCTTAGCTATGTCTCCGACTGGGTAGTCTGTAATCTTGGTGATCATGTACCAAGAATCTTTCACCCAGATCTTGTCGTTGAACTTTAATGACTGAACCACCTTCGGGTCGAGTTTAAAAGTAGCCAGGACTTTTCTGTTGAATGGGTCGTATAGCCATTCTACAAAGTCTTGCCAATAAACAGTGTACAGATCATTGGCTGTTGTTTGAACGTAGTCTGCCTCGGGTGACCAAAGCTGAGGTTTAGATTGGAAAGTTAATTCTTGGGTAAACTTACTAGGTGGCCAGGTTTCGAAGGTTGAAACTAGTGGATACGAATTTTGTGCTATTGCACCGGTAGTGCCCGCCACAGTCGGAAACAGGTACCAAGGAATATCGTTTGCTTGGAGTCCGTTGTAGAACAGAATTCTTGGCTTGATCTGCACTGGCTGTAGTCTTCCTGATCCTGGCTGGTTTTGGTCACCAGTTTGTAATTTAGCAACAGTTGGGAAAACCCAGTTTGGATATTGTGCGACGGTTTTAGAAGGCAAAGATTGTAATGGTGTTCCTGCAAAAGGAACTTTAGTTTCTTGAACTCCTTTGATGATGTTAATTCCAGAATCGTATTGACGGAACATAAAGGACCTTTTGTACTCTTCCTGAAATGTAAAGTTCTGGATATCAGAATCGTCTGTTCCTGTGAAGATTAGATTCCTTTGCTGATCTTGGAATACTGGAATCTGCTGCAAGTCGGTAGATCCATCTAAATATTCTGTCCAATCTTTCTGTTCTCCGCCCTGAATCCAATCGATCCAAGGCTCAACCTTAAATGATTTAGCCGAGTCCCTATCGGGTTCGAACACCAAATTAAACATTTTGGTAACGCCTTTGATGAAATCGATCTTTTTCATCGATCCTTCTCCGGGGTAAAAGTTAGAAACTATGACATCGTCGGGGCCATCTAAAACTTCGAATAGTACATCGTATAACAGAAGATTGGCATTCGAAAAGGAAAAATTGGTCAACTGGTAGGAAAGTACATCCCCTTGTACATAAGAACCTGTGATGGTGCTTGTGTAAACAAAGGTAAAAGCAGGAGAAGACGAAAATGAGTTGTTACTTCCAAATGAAGGGATTCCATTATTAACTGAATCTATCCTGAACACAGCAGTTGGTCCTCCCGATGGATCTACTTTGGCCTTCAAAGACATTCTAATGGTATAAGTTCCTGTAAGAGGAGCAGTCCATTCTGAGAGAATAGTGTCGAAGGTTCTATCCCTATCTGCAATGATATTGGTGAAGAAAATTCTTTGGGTGTCTCCGAGTGGAACCCTGAAGGTTCTTCCAGCAATCTGACACACTCCGACATTCAAGAATTGTTCTGATCTTGCTATGTTGTCAGAAATGAAATACATTCTGTCAAATAGGTCAGACTCTATAAAAGCAGATGTGTAAGTGTATCCTGCTTCTGCAAAAATCTGATCCCAAAGCCATTTAACTCTGGTGGCTGGTTTCCACTGTTTAAGATCTAAACCACCGGTGGTACCTGCGGTAAAAGAACCAGCCGGAGCTGGACCAGTAGATCCTTTAGGAAATCCATTAGATAGAGTAACTTGAGTTGGTACCGAAGCAGAATTATAGTTATAGCCCCATTCGATTAGAGGATAAAGAACATCGCCGTTCTTAAATCCAGCAGTACCCCCGGCGGTTGCACCCCAAGAAGAAGTAACGTTAGCGTAGGTCAATGCATGATTTAGGGCCGACGTGTCTATCTCGTTCATATAACCGTCTCCAACATCCGATGCAAACGTGGATGTGTCTCCCATGAATAATACTTCGTATTCTATGATCCCGTATTTCTCGTTTCTGATAACAGACTTAAGAGTAAGGTTTCCTACAGTAAATAGGAATCCGTCTGAAAGTATCCATGCCTCTGCTGCTTTAGTAGCGTCGAAAGAAAACCCATTGACAGAATAGACGTCTTCAAAGAAATTAACATTCTCGCCTTGACCTGGAATTCTAAAAGTCTGAGAATAGTACGAAGATGGAACGAATGGATTTTGTTCTGCAACAGACAAAGTCATCCTGATCGGATCATACGAAGAAAGTTGGAGAATACAAGTTTCCCCAACTTTGTTTATTGCAAATAGTTGTAAATTTCCTGCCATATTAATAGGATTGTACTATGTCTGGCTGAGCTTCTACGAAAGACACGAAGTATTGGAATAATTTCTGTCTTGCATAGGTTTGCACAGAATAGCTAGCATCTGTGATTGTAATTAAGCTTGGTGTAGATCTTCCTGGAAGGTAAACATGCACGGATGGTGAAGCAAACATAGATCTTAACCAGGCTGATTGCTCTTCCGTGATCCAATCGGTCGAAGCCGTCCAAGAATTTTCTAACTGCACTTTGAATACTGTCGTGCCCCATCTAGACGGATTTAAGTCTTGAATTGACCACTGTGAAGAAGACCAATATCCAGGGAGTTGATAAAAGGTATCACGTGCTGCGTTTTGCGTGTATGTGTTTCTCTTGATAAACGTATACCATTCGCGTCCGCCTAGGCTGTTTAACCATGTAAATCTGATTGGTTCGAACCCCCAACAATTGTCATCGTTTATATTATAACACACTTGTTCTGATATACCGGTTGCCCCGAGTGCAGTAGATCCGTAAGTCTGGTAAGGAAATAGCTGAAAACAGATCTGATCAAACTCAGGGTTGTCGATTGTGATTGTCCAGATATCAGAAAAGCAGCCGTAGCTTCCGCAGGGCTGTAGTGTTGTAGTTGCTTGGAAACGAATACCTAAAGCTGTGTAAGCTTTGATAGTCGTGTAGTTTGTAATAGAGTAAGTTAGCTTACCTCCAGTTGGGCCAGAAGAAGTGAATGCACTGATCGATTCCCATGTTGCTCCGGAGGTTGGTGTACCGGTTGATCCGTACAGATACATGGTTGGGTAACTAGTGCCCACATTGTTCTGTGACTTAACTGTGATGTTGATGACTGATCCGTTATCAACAGTCATTGTGCGGTAAGCAATGCCCGAGTAACCCGTGGTTCCTAAAGATAAACCGCCTGTGCAATCAGACTGATTTTGTGGCTGTAAGAATCCCGCCGTTGGTCCATTAGCAACTGCAAATGCAGTGGCCGGAGATAGACTAGCAGTGATTGTGCTAGGGAAGATAGTACCGATTGCGTTCTTACCGCAGCCGTAATCATCGCCAAAGAAGTAATCCTGATCCATCACAAAGTCGGTCAGGGTCGTAAGATCTTGCTTAAAGTTCGACAGATAAAAAGCAGATGAAGTAGGACCTGTCGCAGCGGATGGATTGTTCCACGAACCTGTCGCCGACCACTGACCTCCATTTGTGATTGTGTTATAAGTTACCTTTTCGCCAGTCGTAACCCCGTTTTGTGAAAGAGTTGTTTTCATGGCGTAAGGTACCGCTCGTGGTCCTGTCGCTGCTAAGAAGTCCCAGTTTAACCAACTAAGGGTAACCGTTTCATCAGATCTAATTTGACTCGGATTATCAGGTTCTGTGCGCAGGAATTTCCGTATAGGTGAGTCCATAATGTACTCCATTATATCCTCGCCGCCTGTGGCCTGGTAGTCATAGTTTTCTGTGGCACCCTGAGCGGCAGCGTAAGCCACCACCGGACTGGTAGAGTTAGGAGCTGGGTTAAACAAGTCATCAGCATATAGTCCGTAGGCTGGTGAACCTATGTTGCCCAGTCCGTCATACAGAATAGGGGTAGAAGTTGCTGAAGCTGCATACTCTTCTCCAACCTTACAGTAAACTTCGGCAGCCATATTTTGTCCGTCGTAGAAATGTTTATCAGAAAGGAAAGGAAGGTTTTGTGCTATAGCCAGTGCACCTTGTACAAGGGAGGACACATCAATTATACCTGCTCCGCCTGGGTTGGCTGGAATTTTATATCTTAGATACGCGTCTTCGTTAATATAAACGTCGAAGACATACCTGAATTTAAACTGACTAGTCTGGTCAGATAAGACTTCCCAAATAATTGGGTTGTAGGCTGGAGACCAGATCGGTGGGTTTTTTAGAGTGGAAACTATGCTCATCTCATTAGATTTTTAGTTTGGGCTTGTAAGGCAAGTTCTTGTTTCTTTATTTCATCTCGTTTCCAAGCAAGCCAATTGAGGCCTGACCGGAGAGGTAATTTTGTAGCTTGTTCAAATCTGAGGGGATTTTCTCCAGAAAGGACGTTAATGAGAGTCCACCAAGATCTTGCGGGTGAGATTTTTCTAGGTCCGCCAGGTCTTCTAGGAACGTCGAGTTGTTCTTCTCCGACGTTAAAGAGTCCAGCATATTCTTTAGAGATTGATTTAGACACTGCAAAAAAAAAGTGTTTGCAGATTTAATTGCAGTCAAGGGAAGATACTGAAACAGTTTCTGTCTTTTTCTGGTTCCTTCTAAAGAATAAGATTCTATCTTAATGTACTCAGGCGTTTCTTCGACAATTGGTCTGTAGAGAATTGCTGCTATCTCTGCCATTCTTTTTTCTGGACTTGTTCCAGACGTGATAACGTCTAGATCTGCAAATTCCCCGATAGACATATCTTCGATTGAAGGAAGGCTGTAACGCACTCCTTGAAATTCGATGACAGGAACTATGGTGGTTGTAGATGTTGAAGAACCTAAAAGCATGTCTTCAACCTCCCGCCATAAGAAGTACCAGTCAACAGTTTTTAATGCCATCAGTTCTTCTTTAGGACATCCGGACAACATCTCGACTATTTCGTAAGGAGTATCCTTATCTGGATTCTCCAGCATCTCTAGAATATCTTTATAGTTCATAAGGTTAACATCCTTAACCTCATATTCTTTTTTGCCGATCTTAAATTCTATTTTGTTCATAGTTCTAAATCTTGTTCTATTGCAGAATCTATTTCCTCATCGAATATCATCTCTATTCTTTCTATTTGTGTGTCTTCTAGTGTTGACCAGAAACGGGGAATAATCCCGCCTTCTCCCTTTCCGGGGTTAGGATTAAATGGCCCCGAGGTTGTTGCTCGAAAGGGCTTGGTACCAAAATCTGTGAAGTCACCGTAAGTAGTCGGGTCGTTTAAAACAAGTAAAACTACATTACCTGATCTTTCCGCTAACACAGAAACAGATTGCATTAAGTTACCGGTCTTATAAGCAGAAGCTCTCACCTGATCTTTTACCATCAGTGTAGCTAATCTTTCAGCCTTAATCATTGCATTCTGTATTATGTCTATTGCCATTAGTTAAAAGCTGCTGAACATAGATCGAATGGTGAGTTAATCTGAACGTTAATCTCTGCAGACCATCCAGCTAGATTGTTATTGAACTTCTCTACGTATGGCACCATCCGAACTGGGGTTTGAATGTCCCAATCCACAGAAGAAGGTCCTGATAAAATGATCTTGGACAAAATGTCCTGCATAATCATCAAGGTACTGTTGTGCGTGTTAATCTGGAGATCCTCCTGGTTTGCGGCGATGTCTCCTACGATCATAGAGAAACCTAGGATCATCTTGCCATATCTGTCCATCGAAGAAACTCGGGGGACAAGAAACACAAAGGGATACCTTTGGAAAGGATCTTTATTATTTTGGATGTCCACGTCGGACATCTCCCCGACCTGAAAATGCTTTACAGCTATTTGGTCTAAGCAAATAGTCTCGAAGGACTTAATTAGTTCTTTGTACGATTTTGGCTCTATCAGTGACATACACTTATAAGTATGATTTTATTAGTTGGTGACGAAAGTCTATTTACGTTTTTATTCTCCGTCTGTATATCTTAATCTTGTAATATGAAATACACAAAACAGATCGAAGCTATTGACAATAAGTTTTGCAAATTTGGCACTAGAGTGTTAGCTATCGCCGAGGCCAAGACACTGATCAAGTGGTTGCAATGGCAGATTGACAATCCCGAAGGACAAGGGTTCATAGCAAACAATGAGATTGAAATTAAGTGGTTGCGGGAACACATATTTGTATTGTCTATGTTACCATCCGGTGTTAGTGTTAGCGAAGACTAGATCCGGATAAACAAGTCTGCTTTTCATGTTCACATAAATTCCGGTTGTTGTCTCATGGATCCTTTAACCCCGTATTGACCTGTGCTGTTCCGGAGTTCTGACACAGCATATCGTATAGCGTCCATAGCATGGTTGTGTGCATCTATTGGTTTATCCGAACCGTGTTTGTAAGCGTATTGGTGATACTCCTCTATGATATTGCTAGCCAGAGGAGAACAATGTACCTCGAAAGACTTAATCCTGTCGATACCGGATTCAATTGATCCCGGACCTTTGTTGGCTTTTCTAATTCCAGAGTAACCTTTTCGGCGGATCGTCTCGATCATATCTGGTCGTGCGGAGTCAGCATAGATCCTAGCTGTTTTAGGAATGCCTAGCATGTGCATCCTATCTGCTAAGTCCTCTGCTGTTAATTCTCTTTCGTAGATTAGTTCTTCTAGCCAGATCCTACGGTCCTTCTTCGATACCTTGACTAGAGCAGATGGATCCGAGGAGAATCCAAAGTCCAAACCGTACACAACCTCTGAGTCTGGATCAGGCATTCCGAAGAATCTCCAAGTCTTAAACACCTGGCCATCACCAATCTGCTTCCACCTACCTAGGATGTGGTGGTCAAAATACTCGGGGTCGTTAAAGGATAGAGATTCCCACTCTGCTACTTTTAACGGATCCAGATTGTGTTCGTTGTCTTTATACGTGGTATGCAAAAATCCGTGGTTATTATCCCACTTAGGATTAGGCGTGCCATCCGGTAAGTAAAATCGTTTGAAGATCCAATGTGATTTAGAGGTCGGGTTAAACAGGAGAAAGATTCTTCTCTCCGAACCTTTATGTCTGAACGAGTCGACTAGTTTAATGTATTCGTTCTCGTCGGGTAACTCGGTTGCTTCATCTATCAGTAGATGTGTTACCCTAGCCAGACCTTTACCTTTAGCTGTGATCGTACCCTCCGATAACTTCATCGAGTGGGTAATTATCATGTTCTCGTTCAGTTTATTTCTAATTTGGTCGCCTGAGATTTCTAAGTAGTGCTTAATACCCCAAGCGTTAATCAGATCCAGGATATCCTGATAGATCGAATTGGTTACAGCCTTAGAAGTATAACGGGCTACCACTAATCGGGCATACTCATCACTCATTAGCTTCATTAAGAAGTAAGCAGCAATGTTAGTAGATTTCCCACTTCCGCGCCCGCCGGAGATAATCCAATAGGTTTTATCTTCGTAGAATATAGGAGCATAAGAATCGAGAAATCTAAATTCGTTCATTAAGCTTTGGCTATAATTAGTCCATCCGTTCCAACTTGACCCTTGTCGTAGTTCAGTACGATCTCGTAGTCATGAACTCTAAGTTCATACATGCAATCGTAGTGCATTTCGTAGCCGTGTGTCAAGATGAATAACCAATGAATCTTTTTGCGCTTCAAACTCTTGACCGCACCGGCTAGCATTTTCGCTTCTGAACCATCAATATCAGCATGAAGCACAGAAACGTAATCTAGTCCATGTTCTTCTAATAATTGATCGACGGTAACTTCGCCGTTTGTAAATTTGTATTTTCTCCAAGATTCCCAAGTGTCACCGATCGACCGATTGTCGTACGATGCTTCGAATCCGTTGATCTCGAAATGTCTCTTGGACCTGAGCATGAACTCGTCGTAGGGTTCTACCAGGATTGTCTTAGTCTCGTAGTCTCTGAGCATTGCATTGAACAGACAGGAGTAGTATGCCTGGTTAGAACCCAGCTCAATCATGACATGTGGTTCTGATTTGCCCCGGAGTTCCAACACGATTCTTTCGAACGCATCGATTCCAAGCGCCTCGCCCTGGTCATAGAAGTCCGATGGGACTGCATTGCCATGCTGGTCTACTTCCTGAATGAAGTCATAACGTGCAGTGTAATTACTCATCTAGTTTAGGAGGTAAGATAATGTTGATAGGTTTAAGCTCTTCGCCATTTGCACCGGTGATCTCGTGCTTGGACACGGCTGGGACAAAACGTTCAGACAGTTTAATCATAATGTTCACATATTCCTTAACATTCGTCTTTCGTAGTTTGTCTAAGGCCTCGATAAAGTTCTCTTGCTCGGCCTCTAGAATATAGGCGAACATCTCTCTTGTCTTAGCAGTTATTGCATTAGGCTTACCCTTCGGCCTGCCACCGGGATTATAATTGTTATTCGCTTCTGCACTCATGATTTTCTAAGATTATTTTCTTTCCACCTTTTATATTCTCCTCTAACACGATTGATCACCGCCCTACGGCACGAGCCGCATCCAGTATCGCCTCTATTTTCATTAGTGATCAGATTAAACAGATCATAGGTGTACGCCAGGTCAGATGGAGGCCAGACTCTTTTATCCGGTTCATATAACCTTTCACCATTCTGTTCAAAGTGTTCGTCTATTGTCATAGGCTGTTGTAATGACGATCTAGCAATTCAGTCAACGTTGCTGTTGAGAGACTCGCTATCACTGCTATCAGAATCGGGGTTGGCCAGAGTGTCAGATGTAGAATCAGACTCGTCCACAGCCCCAGACAAGTTGGGCAGTTCAGAGGGCGTTTGTTTAGACGTACGAGTTCTAGTACTTTTTGGTACAGCGGATTCCCAAGGATCGGTGGAAGGGCTAGACTCAGCAGGATTATTTGTGCTATCGTTTCCATTTTCTAAAATGATTAATTTATGTTTATTGTAACCAAATTTGGCTGCAAATTTTCTTACGTGATCGTCAAAGCGATCCGCGGGGCTAATGAATGTTACGTCACTAGATTCGAATTTCCATTTGATATTGCTCATAATGATAGTGTGAAATTTTCTTCGTCGTTGTTAAATGACGGTAGGGTTAAAGTTGGTCCTTCTACAGATTGGAACTTACTCTTGGCTATCTCTTCTGCCAATTGTTTGTTCAGATTGTCTATCTGACGTTTTCTATTGACTGCCGCGATTTTACGGGCATTAGCTTTCTGCTTATGGTTTTTGCGATGTTTGGATGTAGGCATGATTAGATATTTCTTTTAATGTGCTTACGGATTCTATTAATGGATAATGAGATAGAGGTTCTCGGTATTCCTGTGGCACGTGCCAGTGACGATTTTGTGTGGCTTTCGTCGATGTAGGTCCTAAACAGAATACGATCGAACCACGGTAATGGCTCAAGGATCTGCTCAACTCTCCTGGTAAGTTCTGTGATGTCATGTTCTTCTTCATATAGATTATTATGTTCTTCCGTTAGCGATTCGCTAGGTTTTTTAAATGTTGTGTAGAAATAGGAGGTGTTGCTATTCCACTGATTTAGTAAGATTCTTACTATGAAGTATCTAGCAGCACCAGAATCGACGATATCCTGAACGTTTATTTTACATAAGAATTGCTCCAACGAATAATGGAGCAGTTCAGAAGCAAGCTCATGATTACCTGTTATCTTATTCGAGGCCTTCATAAGTTCGCTGTAGTTATCGTTCATGAATTCTTCGATACTCAATCTTCTGCTGATTCTACTTCATCATCCGACAGAGTAAAAATGTCGAATTGGTTATCGAACTGTTCACCTTCGCAAGGATCTTCAAAGTCATCCAGAATGAATGTAACTGCTCTGCCCCCACCGGTGTGTGATGCATACTTGACTCTGATGAATCCTTGACGTGCTAATTTGTTTTCCATCTCCTTAACAAAGATAGGAGACCAGCCAAATTTGTACGCTATCCATTCATGTGATGCAAACATACACTTGCCTTGTGCAACGAAGCCAAATGCAAGGCTCAGGTACAGTTTTTCTTCTAGGTTTAATGCGTCATTGCGCATAATGAAGTTATCAAGCCGGAGCAAGATAAAGCCTTCGTGGTTTTGGGGGTTAAAACTCATAATCCGTACTTTTCTAATAAACCTTGTAAGTTGTCGATCTGAATGATCTCGTTGTTTAGCCTAATTGGATCGTGCAGGTGTAACTTAATTTGTGTTCCCGCCGCGAGGCTGATGTTTGTGATCATCCACGTGATCCCATCTTTTTCGATGTAAGTGCCCTCAGGCCTACTAGATTGTTTTCTAACTTCGAATCCCATATTAATTTGCGTTATAATTTGTAAACTGTTCTTCAGTCAGAGTGTCGGATTTAAGATCGTAGAATATCTGATGATCTAACTCTATCCTTTCCACGAGCCAGCCTCTACATGGTCCCGGTGAATTAACTCTAACCCAATAACCAACCCCGGGAGGAGTACAACCGAGGAAGCGAGCAGCTGATCTGGTTGAACTAACATACATTATTTCTTCAGACTCAGCATTAGTTAGTTTTAAACCCATACCACGCTTACTGTATTTATCGTGCTTAACTGGACCCCATTTTAGATTCTCGACCCTGTTATCCCATTTGTCGCCATTGATATGCTCTACCGCTTTATGCGAGGATGGGTTAGGCAGAAACGTTTCTGCAATGATGCGATGTACTAGTGTTGACTTACCAGCTATTTTAACTGCACAATAACCAAAGCCAGATTTTTGTGGCTTCAGGACACTGCCAGATAAACCAAAAATATCCCCATTGCTTGAACATTTGTACCTGGGATCTTGTGCGCAGGGTTTTAAGTTAGCTTTCATACTCTTTTATATATATCGATTAAGAATGTATTTATTTCGACTTTTATATCTGAAAGTTGAATATTTTCATAATGAATAGCATTTTAAGCTTGGTCATCGCTTGGTAAATTACCTTCAAGTAAATCATCACTACTCCAATCCAGAATGTAATCATGAAGATCTTTACGCTCGGTCAAGAGATAGTTAAAAAATCCCCATGGGTCATGACGGATGTCATCTTCCCAATTTGTTTTCCTCCATTCGTAACGATGTGATGACCAGTACTTGTGTAACTTGTCGTAAGATGGCTGATCGTTCTCTTGCCAGAATGCAAGAACTACTTGTGTGTGTTTTGTTAGTGCTGTCATAATATTGTTTTTAAGCTTGGCCATGGTTAGGCAAATTGTCTTTCAGTAATTCATCAATAGCGTAAAGTTCGGAATCAGAATTCAAAGTTTGGGAAACGTCTTCGCGTACACACGCAGTAAGCTTATTCATTTGTTCATAAGTTGTCTTAGTATATTCTTGTCTTTGTCTGCTAGATTTTAACGAACTAGTCCGCTTGATTTTAGCGGACTGATTTACCGATTCTATAACGTCTAGAATTCTATCTTCGATAATGTAAAAATGTGTTTTGTTATTCAGCTTTTTCTCAGTTAGAATGAAGTTCAGTTGTAAAAGCTCCTTGATCGCATTGTCTATCTTGCTCCGCTTCCATCCCAAAGCTTCATTAAGCTGTTTGTGCGTTTGATAAAACCCGGGCTTTAAGATTTGCTCAAGATCCATCAGATGCATAAGCATGACAACTCCTTCTGGGGATAACTTCTTAATAAGATTTTTCTGAAATCTATAATAAGCTATCCCATTTTGGAATAGTGAATCTGTTTTTTTCATACTTGCTAGTGCTTTTATATCTTATATATCAAATAGTTTCAACTATTTTCTAGATGACTCCACTGATCCTGAGTTGACTTAAGATGTAAGACTCTTTTGTCGTTTTCGAAAGTTACCTTCTCCACCAGGTGTTGAATCGATCCCGTATAGATGACTGGTCTGCGCTGTAGCTCACGTTTGGCTTCTTCCTTATTCACTTTCTTCTTACGCAACTCTTTGCGTCGTTCTGACACAACATCCGGTACTTTAAAGTTTTTAGGTAATACCACGGGCACTTCTTCTATTTCTAAATCGCAGGTAAAGAAATATCTTCCTGACTTATTGGTTTTACCAGATAACACTTTATGAATAGAAGCTTGTGCTCTGCCTGTTGCTTTGGCTGCTTCACTAATCTTCTCGTAGATAAAAGATTCTTTGGTATCGATGTTGAACACTTTGATTTTTTTCATGGGACAAATATAATCACAAATAGTGTTTAAATAAATTTTTCCACTTATTAAACAATTTAGAATCTACCTCCGCTAACTCCCAATATCTTTCTGGATTCTTTCCTAATTTTTTTAGAAAAACCGATCTGCCTATCATGTATTGGATGGTTTTAGATTCTAATTCTTCCGTAAGTTTTTTATAATTCTTATAGATTTCGGAGTTGTGAGAACCAATATAAACTAAATTTTCTAAAGTATAATCTAGGGCGTTAGCATTTATCTGCAAAACATGACCCTGCGTGATTAAAGTTTGATGATAGCATTCATAAACCAATTTGGTTTTAACGGGTAATCTAACCATAACTTCATCATCTGAAGAAATAGCCATGTAATTAAACGAGTAATTACTCATCCATTTTTCAGGATCAGCGGTACGTATAACGCCTATTTGATTAGTGTAGATAGGATGCAGGGGATGATCGAATCTTAATTCGTCCTCGTCTTGTTCTAGTATAGGTGATCTGGGATCAAATAATGTAGTAAATTCGTACTTTATCATAATAAAAAACCCTCCCGAATGGCTTGGGAGGGTTAGTTGAACAAGCAAGTTAGCAAGTATGGATTGTTCTTTAAATAATACTATTGTACGTTTTTATTGTTTCGGTACTTTTTAATCTCGTTGGCTATGCGGAATATAGTCCACACAACTGAAGCAGCTCCCAATAGGATCTTAAATAACAAATCCCATTCTAAAGCGCTAAGTCCAAATAGTACCGCAGTGTTAACATAAGGCAGTGGATCATTTAGTGTTCCTTTTGCTGCCTGGATTAAGTCGAGTATAGTATCTTTCATTCAGGTATTTTCTAAGTTTTATCTCATTCTCTTCGGTTGATTTATAAGCCTTGGATAATTTAATCTTAACTTTATTTTTCATTACGACGTTTTAGATTGGTACAGATTCGGCCCACACTCTAAACAATCGGATGACTCATCGTACATCCAGTTGTTTCTAGCAATCGCCCTTTTCTTATAAGCGTAAGGATACTTGTTAGTAACCAAATTCTGAGAATATGGAGTACCGCGTTCTGGCATCTGGCCGTCCAATACATTGGGCGCTATGTAAGCGGGATATGCACCAGGATGTTTCACCATCCATTCGATCATACGTTTGGTGTACGTTTCTGCTGTGGAGGTCACTTGCTGCACTAAAAACTTTAACTCCTCAAGGGTAATACTCTCTGCGTTCTCCGAAGTTGGCGATAGTACAGATTTATTAAAGATCTTATATTTTAGAAATGGGAGGGCCATACCAAGGGCCCAATTGCAAAGTGCTGGACCGATGTAATTATCCAACAAGAATTGGTTGTCATTTGTAACGGTGTTACTCAAAACCTGGTTCTTGAGTTGGAAATAGTACGTAGAGCCTATGTAGTTTTGAAGATATAGATCTTGACTTTGTAAAACAAATGGCACAAGATCTTCTGGAGAAACGTTGAAATTGACAGAGGTGAAGCTCTTTAGCTTCATTTCCGAAATTAGTAAGGCGGTCTTAGTTGCCATATTCTTTTTTCCTTTTTATTAATTGATTTATAGTACACGGACTAGAACCGTATTTTTTTGCCAAAACTCTTTGAGGAGTTTTCAAAGTTAAATATTCTTCATAGATTTCGTTAGCAATCTTTTCAGGAATTGAATATTTGCCTCTATTCCAACCTTCACTGCCAGTTCTAGTCATTTTTAATTTAGATTCTTCTGACACTAGTCCAGTTTTAAATTTATGTAGATTGTTTTCTGAAGATGTAACCCACTCTAAATTTTCTATTCTATTATCATCTTTCACCCCATTGATATGGTTAACTTGTTTTTTATTGTGGGGATTAGGGATAAATGCTTTAGCAACTAGCCTATGTAAATTGTAGCATTTTTTCTTGGCTATAGTTATTACTCTATAGCCATGTTTATTTCCTCCAGGCTTTAACACCTTACCACTAATGTTATTCATAATTCTTCCTTTGCTAGAAACAGAGTAATTAGGTTCAATATCTACAACTTTCCATTCTTCCATTTTACAAAAATACGCTTCTATTCCGTATGATAAAATTATTGTATTGCTTCTGTTACTGTTTCGCCAACTTTGTCACCGTCGGAGTTAAATATTTGTTTTGGTTTTATATACAAGTCTGTATCGTATCCATAATATTTCATAAGCATGTTCCAAGTCTTTAACATAACCTGTTGGTCAGGCTGTATCACAGTAGAAACGAAATGAGTGTAAGCTACGACGATCTCGTCCTTGTTATTTGTTAATCCTGATGATCCAATATCCTTGATTCCAAGTAGGAGGGGGGATGAGATCCTGTGGCCGGTCAAGATTCTGGAAGTGATCCGAGATTCTAAAGTAATGTAGTACTCGTCGTTAGCGGAATCAATAGGAGTAATTTCTACGTTGTGCTCTTTGTCATCAGCAAAACTTAGAAAAAACTTACCTGCTCCGTCTACTCCACTGAAGGTGCTAGACAGTTCTTGATAGATGTCTTGTCTTTCCTCAGGAGTTGGAATTCCGTTATGCAACTGCACGAAAAGACTTGGATTTAAACCGTTCATCAGGTTAAAATAATGGAAGCTTGAAATGCTTACATCCACCTGAATATCGGTCAATGAACCGGAGTACGAGGGTACAGGGTAGTACTTTTGGCCGGGTGAGTGCTTGAAGAAGTAAAGTATCTGATTTGGGTATAAATCTGCTTGGGCTGGGGAGAAAGACTTGTAAGCCCGAGGCTTATAGATATCTTTTTTAACCTTACTAAAGTCTGCTGAATAGTAATACCATTCTACGCGGTTTGTATCAAAGTCAATATGGCCAGATCTGACATCGTTAAAATCCATGTGGTAGATGTCTGTGATCTTATCCCCCTCAAGATTCCAAATTACATTAAGAGCGTAGCCCCCATAAATTAGAAAATCATTAAAAGCCTTCTCGAATACCTGGTTCCACCCCTCATATTCATTAATACGATTTAACACATATTCCATATCTGGATTAGTTGTGCGTAAGCCTTCGCCGATGCCAGCCACTAATTTTGACATGATGCAAGAACGATTCATAGCTGAACCATTATAGAGTGGTGTAATTAAGTTGTTAGGATAGAGATTATCTATTCCATACGAAATCCAACTCTGATTTTTTACCTCGTGGATTCTAGGCAGCGTTGGATCTGGTACTTCCAGACTGAACTTATGGAACGATGACTCTCCATTCTTTCCAACGTGCGTTATGCCTTTATTGTTGCTCATTTGTTACTAAGTATGTTAATTTAGAAAAGTGGCAGGTTTAACCCTGCCCTCTGCTTATCTTAACGTAATTTTTAGAAGTCTTGCTCTTTGACTGCTTAGTCTTGGCGTGAATTCCTTTACGTTTTACTTTAGGTCTGGTCTTAAACTTGGCTATGTTTATGCCACCTTTAGACTTCGCTGGTTTTTTAACTGGTGCCATAATTATCTATCGAACCAATTGTCTGTAGATTCTACAGCAGTTTTACCTAACAAATTTTCAACAGCTTCATCGGCTGACAAAGCCCAGATAGATTCTTCTGCGTTTGCATACAGTTTGCTGTAAAATACCCCAATAGAAGGAATATTTGGACGAATGCCATTAGGATCAATATAAACATATTTCTCCTCTTCAGGAAGAAGTTCGTAAGTTCTAGTCTGATCAGCTACTGCTGCTTCCTTGGTATTATAAATTATTACTTTCATGCGGTAGTATTAATTAATTTTTTGGTTACGACCTCCAAAAAAGGATAATCGTTTTGGTAAATTGTATCTATACAATCTGCTTCGGTGTCGTTTTCTAACACATAAGTGCAAATAACAATACCTTTATCTGTTAATTGCTGACGGATGTCTTCTGTTATTTTTAATTTATTTTCCATTAGAAATTTTTATTTAAATATCTAGAAAGAACCATGTCATCAGGACAAGTAGTCCCCGCACCTACAACTGCAAAATTATACGGAGAACCGCTTGCAGCTGTTGTGTAGATCTTACCATTGGCAGCCAAACATCCACCTTCGAATTTAACCCCTGCTCCCCAATCAGTACCCACTTTAGTTGCTGTGTCTGTTGCAGGATCTATTTCTAAAAATTGATTAGATCTGAAATAGGGTATTCCATAAATCTTACCATTTGGACCAAGAACTGCGCCCTCAAATTTTTGATCCCCACCAGTAATCGAACCAAATTGCGTTATAGTATCCGTAGTAGGATCTACCTTAAGAACTGTTGTAGCATTTTGTGGCACGAAATATATGCATCCGTTTGGAGCTAAAGCACCACCAAACCACTTTTCACTAGTGGCTGCCAAACTACCTATCTGAGTTACAGTATCATTAGAAGGATCAATAACTAAAATATTAGTTGCAGATGCTGGGCAGCAATATATTTTACCATTGTTAGGTGCTAAAACCCCGCCTCTATACTTTACATCAGTTGCACTGATTGAACCAAATGTCGATGTGGTATCGCTAGTGGTGTTTATTTTCAAGACAGTACTTGCAGTAAAAGGCGGACAATAAATATTCCCGTTTTCAGCTACAACCGCACCGAACCATTTATAGGTTCCTGATAATGATCCAAACAAAGAGGTGGTGTCATTAGTAGTGTTGAGTTTTAAAACCTGAGTTGAGCTAACAGGTGCAAAATAAATGTATCCATTTGGTGCCAAAGCTCCACCAGCCCATTTATCACTTCCAGCAAATGAACCTATTTCTGAGTAAGTATTATTGGTAGTGTTAATTTTTAGAATCGCATCTCTCTGGTATGGTACACCATAAACTAAAGTACCTTCTTTAGACAGTACAGCACCGATCCATTTGTTATTACCAGAAGCTGTATTAACAGAAGCTGTAGAAGAGGTGTTAAAAGATGTTACTGATGTGAAAGAAACCAGTTCCGATAAGAACTGGCTTCCGTAACTGCCATTGTCTTCCCAAGCCGGCCAACCAGTTGGGGTAGGCGCTGGAATTATTTGGGGTGTTATAAAATTAAAAGCTGAGCTAAACATTATCTATAGTTCTTACTTATTGCTCCATAGTAAACTCCGGTAGGTCCTGCCATTAAGCTGACCATATCCACCGATCCTGTGACGCCTGTAATTGCCCCGTTGGCTGTGCCGCCTGGGAAGAGTACGTTAGTCCAAGAAGCAGAAGCCGTTACGTTAGACTTAAGCAAGATATTGTAAACCCCTCCAGTAATTCCGTTTTGGAATGTTGAACCTGTTAAGTTGCCTGTCAATTCTACGAATTGAGTGTTACCATTATTCCAGTTAAACGTTACGTTACCTGATGTGGTACCAATTGTATGCAAGGGAGATACGCCTTGACCATCGGCTGTTAAGTTACCTGGAACATGCAATTTAGCATTGTAGGTATTTAATCCAGTAGCACCGATTGTAGTGTAACCTTCTTTACTTGCGTAGAATCTAACGTTACCACATCCGTCCGAGATACTAACCTGACCTGTGGCACCTGTTACCAATCCAGGGTGATTGTTACCAATAATAGTGTTGTAATCACTATAAGTACCTTGTGGCATCGAAGAGATAATAATCGAACTGTAATTCGAACTACCTTGTGCGCTGTTTTCGTGACCGATGATAATGCTACACGAAGCCAGGATAGCCGAATGAGCTGCCTTATAACCAATTGCAATTGCACCGTTAGAAACAGAGCTACTTGGTTTGTGCAGTGCACAAGATCCGATTGCAACGTTACCAATTCCTGTTTCAAAAATACCAGCGTTAAAACCAACTACTGTGTTATCGCTGTTGGACCCTAGATAAAGCTGGGCGTCAGTACCGACTGCTGTATTCCGGTTGCCATTATTAGAAAGTAATGCTCCTTTACCTAATGCTGTATTGCCAGAACCAGTTGATGTAGAGTAGAGCGCTGCTCGTCCTACCGCTGTGTTACCTGCCCCGTTAGATAACTGACGTAAAGCCTGTGAACCAACTGCTGTAGTTTCAGTAGCAGAAGTGCCAATAAGAGCGAAAGCACCTATTGCTGTATTCTCCCCGCCGGAGTTATTATATCCAGAACAATGTCCAACGCCAGTAAAATTGTTTGCTGAGTTGTTATAACCTGAATAGTAACCCAAAGTCGAAGTTGAACAAGCTGTGGTAGAAGCACCAGATGCTTGAGCACCGACTGCGGTATTTTGTTGCGATTGGTTAAGTGCCAAAGCACCTGATCCAATTGCAGTTACCCCGCCATCAGTAGTTCCTGCACATCCTGCATTGCTACCAATTTTAGTATTATCATTAGGCGTAACTTGCGAAATACCTGCGTTATTACCTAATAAAGTATTATTAGTACCCCCCGTAATTGCACATCCAGCATAATTACCAAACATACTATTGTAGGTACCAGTAGAAGTAATGCATCTGAGTTTATCACCAGCAGCAAATCCAACACCGACGTTTGAACCTAAACCATTTCCAGTTGGTCCATGTACCCAAACTGAGTTAGATCCAACTACTAATGTGCGCCCGTCGAAAGTCAAATGCTGCTCTGCATTCACTTCTCCGCTAACGTTAGAACCAGTTATAACTCTATTATCAGCATTGTTGTTGATAATAGCACCAGAACCAGCAGGTCCAGTAGCCCCGGTGGCACCTTGTCCTCCAGAGGTTCCAGAAGATCCGGAAGATCCAGATGAACCAGAAGATCCATCAGCTCCGGTAGCACCTTGTGCTCCACTAATTCCTGATGATCCAGATGAACCAGAAGATCCAGATGAACCGGAAGATCCATCAGCTCCAGTAGCACCTTGTGCTCCACTAATTCCTGATGAT